CGTACGAATCGAAGCAGACCTTTCTGATCTTAAGAAGGGTATGGCTCAAGCTAATAAATCCGTTAAAAAATCTAGTGGAAATATGTCATCTAGTCTTTCTAAATTAAATAATTCTTTGACCAAAGTGCGTGGAACTATGCTAAAAGTAGGAGCTGTTGCAGCAGTTGCTTTTGGTGCTTTAGCAATTAGAAATGTTATTAAAACAGGTATGGAAATTCAAAGTCTTGAAATCCGTTTTAATAATCTTTTTGGCTCTGTAGAAGAAGGCAATAAAGCATTCAAACAATTGCTTGAGTATGCTGGAACTGTTCCATTCTCATTAAAACAAATTCAAGCTGGTTCAGGCTCACTTGCTGTAGTTGCGAAAGATGCAGAACATTTAAGAGATATTATGGAAATAACAGGTAATGTTGCTGTAATTTCTGGGCTTGATTTTGCAACAGCATCTAGTCAGATACAAAGAGTTTTTGCTGGTGGATTAGCAGCAGCAGATATTTTCAGAGAGAAAGGTATATCTCAAATAATAAGAGATACAGGAATGATGACGGATACTGTTGAGGGAGCAGCAGCAGCATTTGAAGCAGTATTTTCTGGAAAAGGTCAGTTTGCTAATGCCACAAAAGAGATGGCAAATACTGTAGAAGGTACATTCTCTATGGTTGGAGATACCTTACAAGCATTCACCATAGCAGTTGCAGAAGGTTTTTTTGTAGAGTTGACAAATTCATTGCAAGAATTTAACCAAATGCTTCAAGACAATAGAAAAGAAATAGTTGCATATGGAAAAGAATTAGGTGGAAATTTAGGAAATGCTTTAAAAACTTTCAAAGATAATTTTGACGCTATTGTTGCTGCATTTGGAATATTTATTTCTTTAAATGTTGCGAGTATGTTTTTTAATTTAGCAACTGCTTTACACGCATCAGCAGCAGGAATGGTTGCTTTAAATGTAGCATCAAAAACAAATCCATTTATTTTAGCAGCAGCAGCAGCAGTTGGAATTGTTAGTTATATAGCATGGTTTACAGATTTTAATAAAGAGGTCAAACTATCAATCAAACTTTTAGATGAATTAAAAAATAAAAATTTAGAAAAAATAAGAGTTCAGAATTCTGGAACAGGTGAAAAAACTATAGGTGGATTTGTTGGACCAACAAAACCTAATGCTGGTTTTAATTTTTCTTTAAATGTTGATGAAAAACTTGCATTAGAAAAAGCAGCAAAAGCAATATTGCGAAAAAAAGAAGCTTACGCAGAATTAATAAAAGTTAATAATATGATGGCACGAGATCAAGGTGCTTTAATGGTTATGAATAATAAGGTTGTAGGAACTGAAACTGATGCAACGATAGCAATGGAAGTTGCTGCTGAAGCAAGAGGAATAGCGTTCGAGAAACAAATGGAACAAGTTGCTGAACTTAACGAAAAATTTGAAGGTATTGGTCAATCAATATCAACTGCATTTGGTGAAGCTGTAGTAAGTGGAAAAGATTTTAAAGATTCTATGGTTGATATATTCCAAAGTGTTGCCCAGCAGGTAGTAGCACTAATATTCCAGTTGCAAGTTGTTGACCCAATATTAAGGTCAATCAAACAATCTATGGAAGCATCACAATCTTCTGGTAGTGGAAATTTTTTAAGTACTTTATTTAAAGCTACTTTAGGAAGTTTTGGTGGCGGTGGTGGTCATATAGATTCTGGTTCTAATTTTGGTGCTAGTATGTTTGGAAAAGCTGGTGGTGGAAGTGTTAATGCCAATATGCCTTATATGGTAGGAGAACGAGGAGCAGAAATGTTTGTACCGAAATCAGCAGGAAATATTGTAAACAGTAATAATCTAGCCAGTATGGGTGGTGGTGGTGGAGGTTCTATTGTAATAGAGCAAAACTTAAACTTTGCAACTGGTGTATCACAAACAGTTAGAGCCGAAGTAATGAACTTACTTCCAGCAATACAACAATCAACATTATCAGCAGTTCAAGACGCTAGACAGCGTGGTGGAACTTTTGCTAAAGACTTTGGAGCATAAAAATGGCAGAGCCTACTTTTCCACTTGTTATGCCAACAACTCCAAACTTCATAAGAAGTGAATGGGGTATTGCTAGAGCCGTAGCACAATCGCAAAGTCCATTTACTTATTCAACGCAAGTACATAAATTTACAGGCTCAAAATGGTACAGCACCGTAACTTTACCACCTATGAAAAGATTACAAGCCAATGAATGGTTAGCTTTTTTTATGCAATTAAACGGACAGTTTGGAACATTTACAATGGGCGACCCAGATGCAAAGGCAGTACAAGGCACAATATCAAATACTGTAGCTGTTAACGCTGATTTTGCTGTGGGTGCATATGATGTAACGATTGACGGAGCTGATGCGTCTGAATCACAACTATTTAAGAAAGGTGATTATGTACAGTTTAATTCTGGAGCAACCAGTAAATTGCATATGATTATTGCTGATGTTGCTAGTAACGGAAGTGGAGTTGCAACTCTAACTATAGAGCCATCTTTATCAGCAGCACTAGCAAACAATGCGACTGTTACTTATGCAAGTCCTAAATGCGTTATGCGAATGACCAACAATGAGCTGACATGGAGTGCAAATCAGATTAGCTTATATGGAGTATCTTTCTCATGCGAAGAAGTTTTATAGTTTTTTTATTTGTAATGATGATTGTTCTTGGTGTAACAGCTATGAATAGTTATAGTGCTGACAGTACCGTTAATTATGCGAACCAGCCACCACCAACGGCAGCATCAGCTAACGTACAATCTTATTCTCAAATGATCTGCTCTTTCCCAGTAGTGGGAGCAATACAAACATCAGTAGTTGGTTTTAGTACTGGTACAACTTTTACAGATTGGAATTGTGAGAGACGAGCATTATCAAATTCACTTTCTAAGGCTGGATTGAAAGTTGCTTCTATTTCAATTTTGTGTGCTGGTTCTAAAGAAATCTGGTCTGCTATGTTACATTCTGGAACACCTTGTAGTATCTGGAATGGAGAAAAAGCATTGATTGGTAAAGAAGCAATTAAATATTATAAAATAATGAGGTACATAGATTCTCATGGACAAATACTTAAATATCCTGATTATCTTGGGGGTGATTATACTGTTAGCAATTACAGTAGTAGCCAAAGCACAGGAAACCTCAAACGTCCTAAATAACGGTTCATTTGATGGTGGAACTGATGGCTGGATTTTATCTGGCACAGCTTCTTTTGATGGTAAAGACTATCAGAATTCTCAGCTATCTGAAATGGTAAGATTTAGTGGAAGTGATGGGGGTGCTGTAGCTCAATCTGTAACTTTAGGAAACATAAATAGTGATACAAAATATATTAGCAAGGTGCATGGTTCTATCAAATCGTATGGCTGTAATAACAGTTCAGGTGAATGGTGCAATTCAACAGGTACTGATAACAATCTTGACCCTGTAAACACAACGCTAACATTTAATGACGGAACACAAACGGAAGTACTTCAATATAATTTTACCAGCGATTATAATGACGGAATTATCACATCAACATTTACGATTAATTTAGAGCAAGATTTTAATATTGATAACACGTCAATCTCAGTTAATGTCTTTGGTGCTGATAAAGGCGATGGAATTGGGCGATTAGGCTCTATTATAGACGATTTAAGCCTGACATTAACCCTTGCTGATTTAGTTATCGCTCAACAAACACAAATAGCCGAAATAACCCAAATAACGGCACTAGCTGAAACAACAGCAGTAATTATACCAGAAATTATTATAGGTGGATTAGATGCTACATCTATTGTAGATACACTATCAACTGGTGTGATTGATATGCAACCTCCAGATAATATAGAAATAGCAAATTTATCTACAGCTATTACTGGGATATCAAATATTCAAGATATGAATATGGATATGAATGTAGCAGACATATCTGTTGCCAATGAAATGCCTATTGAAATAAAAACAACTGAAAATATGCAAGAAATAAATCAACCAGAAATGGAAATGAATATGCCAGATATACAGATGCCAGATATTGAAATGCCTGATTTGCAAATGCCTGATAATTTGCCAGAAATAAATGACATACAAATAGAATCTGTAAATGAGCCAGAGCCAGAAACATTACAAGAAATGAGGGAAGAAATTCCTGAAAATAATATTGAAGAACTTCCAGCAGAATTAGAACAAACAGATATGGAAGAGGATTTAAAGGAGAATCAAAATGAACAGCAAGAAGAGACATCAACAGAGAATGAGGAAGTTGATGGAGCAAATGAGGAAAGCGAGTTATCAGACGATAGCTCAACCGAAGAAAAAGAGACAAAAGAAAAAGTAAACGAGGAAAAAGAATCTGAAGAAAAAGAAGAAACTGCTGAAGAAGAAATAAAAGAAGAGCCAAGTGCAAATGAGGAAAAGGTTGTTAAGACAGCAAAAATTACAAAAACTGATAAAAAACAAGGCTCTGATTCGCCCAAATCAAGCGATAAAAAAACTTCTGTTAGCA